AGTACCACCAGAATAATTAATAACCTGATCATCATCCATATCCTTTAATATCTCATTATCTATTTGTTCTGTAATGCGTAGAGTCTTAACATACTCCTCATAGTCTGGTCTTAGTTTACCATACTTCTCCCATTTAGCTTGAGCTTCAGTACCTATTGATCCTAAATAAGGACAACTAGTTCCTGACATTGCCATTGCTGAGAACACTCTAGCATCTTGACACATAATTCCTATAGCTGCAACTTTCATTCCCATGTCATGCAGAGCTTTAGCTAACTTTAATCTTTCACAATTAAGATCTCTCTTAGTCATACCTATACTAGCACCAAAAGAAAAACTCTGACCACCAGCCGATATACCTACAGTACATAAGTCTTGACTCATACTAGATATAGCAGGAGCTGATGCACTAGGTACTACTCTGGAATCACCAGCGTATGCATTAGTTGTATTAGTTGTATTGGTATTGCTACTTGATCCTGTGCTATAGGTAGTGCTAGCAGAAGATGAGTAGCCTCCTGTTATGGCTGTATTTGAGCCACTAGAATTTACTTGGTCATTGTCAGTTGCACCAGAACTAGTAACATCTGCCATAGCTGTATCCATAACACAACTAAAAGCTAGTAACATTAACATGCATAATGCTGCTGGTATTAATATTGTTTTCATTTTTTACCTTTAAATATATCTGCTCCCTTGAGTCCGTATATACTAGCAACTACACCTACGAATAGAGTCTGATACCAGAAAGGAAGATTGTTAAACTGTTCAAAGAACATGTGTAGTTTTTCTTGTATGTTTGGATCATCACTAAACACAGACCATATCAATAATACTACTGGGGCGCTTACAAGAATAAGCACGAACTCGTCTTGATATTCAATCTCTCCACTTGCTTGTTTACTAGCATGTAGTAGGGCAGCATCAGACATTAATATCTTTGCCTTCTGTTTATTAGCAAATATTGCAGCGCCAGTCTTTAAGACTGTCGGTAGTAGTGTTAACCACATATGTATTCCTTAAATGTTTTTAATTATATCGCTTAGTTCTAAGCATCGTGCTGGTGTCTGTTGATACCAACGAGAATCTTTCATCTGTTCTGCTGCCTCAGAGAACTCACATTCTCCTAAAGCTTTAAACATATTCTTAAACTTACCTACTCCAGCCTGTCCTAACTGAAAACACATCTCAATTAAAATGCCCTGTATAGTAGCTTGTTTAGTTTGAGGTAGATCTGAGTGTAGAGTATTAGATAAATGCTCTTGTATGAGGCTGTTTGACCCCTTTAAAGCACTATCAAAGTCCTTATCAAATAGTTCTTGCCACCCTGCTTCAGACATAGGTACTTCTTCACCACCTAATATCTTATGACCCCAGCCTCCAGTAAGGAAGCCAAGGGTATCTTTGTAAGGCTCTAACCTATAGCCCTCATGAGCTTTTATTCTAGCCTTAACGTCTTCCATTATAAAATAACAAAAGCAATAATAACTACTAGTACTACACCAGCAACTATCTTCTTTTTCTTAGTCATGTTCTTCCATGTATATAAGATAACTTCTTTTAAATCGTTCATATTAATCCTCTAAGTAATAAGATTTAATTAGTTCATCAACTACTAAACCTTGTATTGTTGTAGGCTCACCAGTACTTCTACGAGGTGCTGCCTTTGCCATACGTTCTAATGTTCTATCTAAGTCTTTTCTTATTTGCAATCGTTCAGTAATATCATCAGATAGATCTATTAACATATCACTAAATGTTGTGCCTTGTTTCATATCACTCCAGATACGTACCACTCTAGGTGTCATATCTTCAGAGTTATAACCAATGTTTACATAGAACTTATTATTATCCATTTCATATTTTCTAGTAATTCCAGGTCGTCTATTGTTTAAAGGTTCATACATGATAGGCTCCTCAGCTAAGTTGGTTTGCTCCATTAAGTAATTGTCTTGCGAGATTAATTGCATCTTCGCTGGTAAGTCTGTTTTCTGCATAGATCCCTCTTGTTGAATTAATGTATAAATAAAGTTTGTTCTTAACTACCTTAATACCTTGCTTGGGTGTAGTTAAATATTCTAAGTCAGTTCCTTGTTCCATCGTCCGCCTTTATTTAAAACCATAGGAATCAATTTTGGAAGTCCATTAAGTATAACGCCACATCCAATGATCGGTCTTGATTTTTGTGTTTTCATATATTCGAAAGCTAATGACTTAGCATCTATTAAGCATCCGACTTGCATACCCCAGTTTAAACTGTTGGGATTACCCCAGTATTGTATTGAATAACTAGAATGATAATGTCCTTGTACTGTAGGACAACCATATTGTTGTGCTACCTTTAATACATTGGTAGCTTTACCATGACAGAAGTATACCTGTTGTCCATTAGACATAGTAATAAGGAGATCATCATGCCACTTCCAACCAGGTCCTACTTCTAAGTATTCATTATAAGTTTTCATTGCAGCTCTAGGTAGACCTGTAGCTTTTTGTCTACGGTATACTAGACTACCATGATTACTATCCATTAAATCTACTACAGGAAATAACTTTTCCATAGCATGAATAGTTTTTAAAGATTGTTCTCGCTCATCACCTGCGCTATACAGATCAGGGTCTGAATCGTGAAATGATATTGCATGTGAATCTACCTCATCACCTATGTGTATTACACGATCAGGTTTATATTTCTGTTTAATAGCTTTTAAGTAAGGGATTAAATCAGGATGATGGTAAGGACAATGCGTATCACTTATTACAAGTATTCGTTTGTTCATATGTAAAGATAATCTTATTTGCTAATATAAGTCAAACAAGAGATCTTACTATTATATAGAGCATTTGTGCAAAGACAGTAGTACCAATAAACCACACTAATGCACGCAGTTGACGCATATCTTTCTCGATATGAAACAAATGATTATCCTTCATCAGGGTTAATCGCTCTGCTATTACGTCAACTTTGCCTTCAAGACGTGCAATATCTACGCTATTCTGTTGACTCTGATCCATCAACAACTTCTTCTTT